GCAACCCATGCACCTAACCCTAAAAACCCCGCCCGTCTTTGAGCCGATCACGCTCCTTGATTTAAAGGCGCACACCATTGTTTCTCACGACGAAGATGACGACTATCTATTTAGCCTCATCGAATCCGCGCGAGAGCAGGTAGAGACCGACACCGGCCGGGCGCTGGTCGAGCAAACCTGGGTATTGCAGGGTGACTGCTTCCCTGACGAGATTATCGTACCTAAACCACCGCTGGTATCCGTTACCCATATAAAGTATTTCGATACCGACGGCGCGCCGCAAACGCTGGTCGAAAACACCGATTTTCAAGTCATTACCACCAACTACAACGCCCGCATAAAACCGATGCCCGGCACGTCCTGGCCATCAGTGCAGGCCAACGACTACAACGCCGTAGAGCTTGAATTTGTTTGCGGTTATCTCACTGACGACCAGTCTGGCGGCTTCGCAGGCTATCTGCCGCACCGGGCGCGTAGCGCGATGCTTATATGGGCCGCACACTTGTACGAAAACCGAGAGCACATGCTTATCGGTGTTAATAGCTCAGAGCTGCCTTCTTACCGAAGCATGATCTCTGGGTTGGAAATTATCTCACTTTAAAACCGGGAGCTAAAAATGGCTGGCTTAGTTGACGACACAGTAATGGACGCCGCGCTTAATGATTTAAAAAACAACATCACCGAGCGCTATATTTGCACCGGTACCCCGGCAACGCGAGCGGCGGCCATCACCGCAGCGCTCGCGACCATGACGGGTCTTACCTCGGGCAACTTTACCGGTCCCGCTGCCGGTGACACGAACGGGCGAAAGCTCACCAAAAATTCGGAGACCGGCGACGGCATAGACGCCAGCGGCACCGCAGCCTCTATCTGCTACAGCACCGCCACGCTGCTTAAATGGCGGGTTGACGTGTCGCCTACCCAGGGCCTGACATCCGGTGGCACCGTTGACACCAACGCCCACGATCACGAAATAGCTGACGCAACCTGATAGGGCAACCCCGACAGAGCTAACCTGGAGTGCACCATGCAAGCATTTACCTGTACAGAAGAAACGTTAAAAATCACCCACATCGATACCGGCGATGTTATCCAGTTAATCACTGGCGACACCGTTGACCTGCCAGATATGATGGTGGCCGATATGTGCAGTCTCGGTTGGGGCACTAGCCCAGCCTATGACACCGCCGAGCGAGCCGTTGGCCAAAAAGCGCTAACGCCAGAAAATACCAGCGCGCTGTATCGCAAGCCGCCCTTGCCAAAAGACAAGCCATCGGGCTACCCGGCGCACAGCGCCCGTACTCAAGAAAAAGTGATAGATATACCCCAGGCAGAAAAGCCGCTAGCGGGGCAGTAATACCCAGTGAGCTTATGTGGCACTGGTGACGATCATTGTTGCTGGCTCGGTCGCTCAGGGGAGTGCCCGTATGTGGAGCCGTCACCCGCAAAAGATTTTAACTGGCGCTGTTCTTTGCGCGCCGCCATGCCTTCGTGGGAGGCCGTCCACAAATCCACGGAATACCAGGAGAACGTGAAGCCGCAGTTGTCGGCTATTGGTTACGCAGATATAGATTGCGGTCAATGGCCCCCACCAGGTGTGTCGTGTAATGAATGTGGCGAGAATAAGTAATGGCTGATCTAGGCACGCTTGTCCCGGCCTCACCGTTAGATGCGAGCGACAATAGTCGCTTACAGTTTTCCAACGACACCACTCAAGCATTATCTCGGGCTTTGGATGACAGCCCCGTTGACTTTAGCACAATGGATGCCGCCAGCTGGCAAGTGGAATACCGCCAGCAAGGTCGTTCAGATGACACGCTTGATCTGGGCATCAGGATCGTTAATGGCGGAACCATTCTGGCCGCAGGTTCCTCTGGCGGGGCGTTTCAATCTGTTGCGTCAAATATCACGAATACGACTGATACGACCAGCTCCGTTACAGCGTTTACCTATGTAAATACCACGGCAAATAAATCCACGTGGGACGGCGCGTCGGTCGAGCTACAGCAAACATACTTAAAATCAAAAGGTGGTGACGGTTGCCATGTTGAAGTGGACCACGTTGCGATCACCGGTACGTACTCGGCGGGATCGACCAGCATTACGGCGATTGATTCCGCTCAGGCGCAAGCGAGCGATGTTGCCGCCTTAACTCAGCACTATGTACTCGCGATTAGCGACAGCGCGCAGACGCAAACCAGCGATACCGCTGCGCTTACAGAGCATAACGTTCTGGCAGCGAATGGCAGCGCGCAAGCGCAAGCCAGCGATACGGCTACCGTTACCGAAAAAACCAACATTACGGCGCTTGATTCGGGTCAGTCGCAAGCGAGCGATGTTGCCGCCTTAATCCAACACAATGTGCTCGCGGTTAGCGACAGCGCGCAGACGCAAGCCAGCGATACCACAGAGCTAACAGAGCACAACGTGCTCTCGGTGAGTGACAGCACCCAAGCGCAAGCCAGCGATACAGCAGCACTCACAGAGCACAACGTCCTGGCGTCGAATGACAGCGCTCAAGCGCAAGCCAGTGACAGCGCCACCGTTACCGAAAAAGCCAATCTCGTTGGTCAGGATTCATCGCAAGCGCAAAGCAGTGACACGGCAGCGCTCACTGAACACAATATTCTGGCGAGCAATGATAGCGCTCAAGGGCAATCCAGCGATACGGCTGCGCTCACAGAGCACAACGTGCTCGCGGCTAATGACAGCGCTCAAGTGCAAACCAGCGATACCGCTGCGCTCACAGAACATAACGTGCTGGCAGCCAATGACAGCGCTCAAACGCAAGCGAGCGACACAGCCACAGTTACAGAGATCGTTGGCGCGGCTTCGATTACTGCGCTTGATAGTGCTCAGTCGCAAACGAGCGATACGGCTGCTGTTACAGAGCACAGCGTACTCGCGGCCAATGATAGTGCTCAAGTGCAAACCAGCGGTACCGCTGCGCTCACAGAACATAACGTGCTGGCAGCCAATGACAGCGCTCAAACGCAGGCTAGCGACACAGCCACAGTTACAGAGATCGCTGGCGCGGCTTCGATTACGGCGCTTGATAGTGCGCAGTCGCAAACGAGCGATACGGCTGCGCTCGCAGAGCACAACGTGCTCGCGGCCAACGACAGCGCTCAAGAGCAAATCAGCGATACCGCTGCACTCACAGGGCATAATGTTCTAGCAGCGAATGACAGCGCTCAAGCACAAACCAGCGATACCGCCACCGTTACCGAGATTGCTGGCGCAACTTCAATTACTGCGCTTGATAGCGCTCAGTCGCAAGCCAGTGATACCGCTGCGCTAAACCAGCACAACGTATTATCGATAATTGATAGCTTGCAGGCGCAGGCCAGTGACCAGGTGCCGCTAACCCAGCACCATCAGTTGGCGGCAAATGAAAGCCTGCAAACGCAACACTCTAACGTGGTGTCAATCGGCAACAACACATACATATCAAAGGCGTTTATGCCCGGCGTGCTATCAGATGCGCAACTCAATGGGAGGCTCGCCCCTTGCCAGCTTGGCGGCAGAATATCTGCGGCACGTATTGGATAAACAATGGAACCTATTTATCGGCGCAATGAAAAAGACCTGGTGCTCACGGTCACCGACGGCGCGGGCGGAGTGGTTGACCTCACGGGCTTTACTGCCGCCACGTTTACCTTGGCGCGCAAGCGGGGCGCTGCGGCGCTGGTAACAAAAACACTAGGTAGCGGCGTGGCGATTACCGACGCTACAAACGGCGAAGTCACAATCACACTGTCGGGCGTTGATACTGACCGTATCGGCGATTTCTACTGGGAATGTAAGGTGACCGATGCGGTGGCCAATGACACTACAGTCAACAGCGGTTATCTCACCCTGTTGGATACCACGCAATGAGAGCGGGTGGATTAAAACGCATTGTCCAGGTGCAATCCCAAAGCACAGCAAAGGACGAATTTGGTACACGGGAAGACACCTGGGCAACAGTAAAAACCCTGCGCGCCAGCATTGAGCCTGTATCAGCGAAAGAACAGTTTGCTCGTAGTGGTGAGCACTCCGACATTACCCACCGGGTGCGTTTGCGTTACGACCCCACCTTTACATTAAGCGCTGAGCACCGTCTGGTTCACGAGGGTGTGGTGTTCGATATCGCAGGGCCACCCATCAACACCTTTATGAAAAACCGCGAACTGATTTGCCAGTGCATCGAGCGCTCGCGTGATAGCTGATGGCGGCAAAACTTGAAGGGGCCGACGCGCTCCGTAAGCAACTGCAAGCGCTCAGCGCCAATGCCAGCGGCAAGGTGATCAAACAGGCCGCAGGGTTTGCTATGACGCCCGTGGTAAAAGCAGCCAGGGCCAATGCCCCGCGAGGTGATAGGGCGCACAAAACCTACAAAGGACGAGTGGTCGCGCCGGGTTTTCTTAGTCGCAACATTGTTAAAAAGTCACGGCTCAGTAAAGACAAGGGCAGGGCGCTGGTATTTGTGGGGCCAAAAGCAGAGGCCTATTACGGCACCCAGTTTGTTGAGGTGGGCACTAAAGATATGCCCAAAGACCCCTGGTTAGACCCAGCGTATGAGGCCAATAAAAGCGAGGTGGTTCGCCGTTATAGCGGCCGTCTGAAACATGTAATCGACAAGGTGGCCAGCAAGCAATGATCGAAGAAGCCCTGACCGCCTACCTGACCAGCAATGTTACCGGCTGCCAATTTGAGTGGCTCGATGCAGGGCAGGATGTTACCCCGCCTTTTGCGGTGATTCGTGGTGAAGGTGAAGACCTGATCCGCACCCAGCAAGGCACGGCAGATTTACAGTCGGTAGATATCGCCATCGATATTTATGCAGTAACACCTAAAACAACCATCACCATCGAGCGGCAAATAAAAGCCTTGATGCAAGACTATCGTGGGCCAATGCCTGCTGGTGATGGTGACGAAATCTACATTGACAGCGTTGATTACAGAGGCCGCTTCGGTGGCCGAGAAGGCAGCACCAAACTGGTTTATCAAACCATTAATTTCGACATCTGGTATCGCTAACAGGAGGCAACACCATGACAACTGGCGCATTTAAAGAAGGCTGGGGAATGAGAATTTCCGACGGACAGCCAAGCCCCACATTTAACGAGCTGGAGCAGATCCTTGAGCCGCCCACGATAGGCACCACGGCGGACCTGATCGAAACCACAAATCATCAGTCTAACGGCTACAAAGAGTTTATCGGCGGGTTGAAAGACGGTGATGAATTCACGGTTCAATGTAACCGGGTGCAAACGGCTACCGTGCAAAACCAAGTGCGTACTGCTGCTAAAAACGCAGCTAACGTCGACGCAGAAGTTTACATTAATGACGGTACCACTTTAGAAACGTTCACTGTGACTTTGACGGTTTTGTCTGCCCAGTTATTGCCCGGCACCAGTGAGCAAAACAAAATGGGTTTCGGCTTTAAAATCAGCGGCGAGATCGGTGGTGACTGGTAATGGATTATGAAGACTTAAAAGCCGTCGCCCCATGGCCGGCTGGGGAAGTTGAGTTGCCTAATGGTGAAATGTTGCCAGTGGTGGCGATGGATATCAAAGGGCGTCTTGAGGGTTTGAGTTTCGTTAAAGAAAACCCAGACAACCCTGGGCTGTATTTTGCCTATTGCGCAGCTAACGGCTGTGAAGCTCTGGGTGGTCAAGAGCCGCAGCAAATCGTGGATGAAATAGATCCCAGGGTGGTAGCTGCCATCGGTAACAAAGTGCTGGAGTTATCAGGCCTTGGGGAAGAAGCCAGCGAGGAAGCTGAAAAAAACTCCGAGAGCGGCCCGAGCTAAAATTCGTTTATGACCTGGCGTTAGCCCAGGGTCGCAATGCCTCCGACATTATCACCACCATGCCCAGCCACGAATTTACCTATTGGCTGGCCTATAACCGTATAGACCCTATTGGCAGCATGCGCGAAGACTGGCGCATCGGCCAGCTTACCTGCCTGATGGCAAATAGATATCGTGGCAAAAACAAACCTGCGCGTCCGCTCAGCGAATTTATGTGGCAGGACGTTCGCCAGGCACGCAAATCAAAACTGCTTAACTTCCGCGATTTTCTGCGGGACAAAATCAAACCGAGGAAAAAACCATGACACTGAAAGCGAATGTGCAAGTCCAGGTGGGTGCTGATCTAGTTGGCGCTGCCAGCGTAGGTGAGGCCAGCCACAAAATTGCTAAATCCATCGCCCAATCCTTTGCCGACGGTGCTGGGCTAAATCAGGCGGACCAACTGTATTCGAGCGCTGCACAACTGGCGGCCTCGGCGGTTGACTCGCTAGACCTGACGGGCACCTTAACCAACGACATCGGTCAGGCCGTTGCGCTGGCGAGGGTTAAGGCCATTGTTTTTGAGGCCGCCGTCGGTAACCAGGGCACTATTACCCTGGGCGGTAACGCCAACCCTTTTGCGTCGTTCCTGGGCGGGGGCACAGAGACTATCGTGATTAAACCCGGTGGTGTGCTGGTGTTGGTCGCGCCTGATGCGGGCGGTTACGCGGTCACAGCAGGCACCGGCGATATTCTCGATATCACTAACGACGACGGCGTAAACACCGCTGACTACATCATCACCATCATTGGTGCTGAAAGCTAATGGCACAAGACCTCGCCCGCCTTGTTGTTACCCTTGAGGCGCAAAATGCTAAATACCTGAAAAAACTCGAAACGTCTGAGCGTAAGCTGGGGCGCTTCGAGAAAAAGACCAATAAGTCGCTCGCGGGTATTGAAAAGCGCTGGAAAAAGATGGGCGCCAGCCTCAAGGTGGCGGTAGGTGGCGTTGCGCTCGCTGGGCTCACCAGAAAGATCGTCGCTGCTACCAAAAAGCAGGAGCAGGCGGTCGCGCAGCTCGAAGCGGGCCTGGCTTCAACCGGCGGTGCGGTAGGGCACTCGATCGACGAGCTTAAAGCAAAAGCTGAGGAGCTCCAGAAGTCCACCACGTTTGGCGATGAGGATATTCTCCAGGCACAAGCGCAGTTGCTGACGTTTACAAAAGTCACTGGCGAGGCGTTCGACGAAACCATTGAAGCGGCGCTTAACCTCTCTGCCCGGTTTGGTACTGATTTGAAATCATCGGTTATCCAGCTGGGTAAAGCGATGAATGACCCGTTGACGCAAATGTCGGCACTCAGTCGCTCTGGTGTCACCTTCACAAAAACCCAAACCGATATGGCTAAGGCGCTGGTTAAAAACGGCGACTTACTGGGCGCGCAAAAAATTATTCTCAAAGAGTTAGAGTCTCAGTTTGGTGGCTCGGCAGCCGCAGCCAGGGATACGTTTGGTGGTGCGTTGGAGGGTTTGGGGAATGCTTTTGGTGATTTATTAGAGGCTGACGGCGGCGGTCTGAACGACGCTAAAAAATCAATAGAAGAACTCACAACACTGCTGCAGGACCCAGCCACAAAAGAGGGCGCGAACCAAATAGCATCAGGCATTGCGAAGATGGCGGCGTCGGCAGCCTCGTTTGTCACGCAAGTGCCGGGGCTCCTGGCCTTCTTTCGTGCCGAGATCAACGCGAATTTTTTGGATTTTATAGACCCAGATGATCTGGTGAGACTGGACGATAAGGTAGTTGAGTTAAACAAGGAAATAGCCGAAACAGAGCGCCTGCTTAATAAAGCCACGGCTGCTCAGGCGCAAGGATTTAACCAGTTTGGTGCCATCGATAGTTTTAGTGAAAAACTGAAAGGGTTGCAGGCTGAATCAAAAACCTTTGCTGGGATTCTTGAGCGTGCGCAAGCCAGAGTGGTTGCGGGCGCGCCTGAAGGTGGGGAAGGTGGAGGCTCTAAATCAGGCGGCAAGAAAACACCGGGGTTTACACCTGATATCTCAGGGCTAGATGCGGCGATGAAAAAAGAACAAGCCTATCTAAAAAGCATTATAGCCCGAGGTGAGGCGGTGCGTAATAGCGTGCTGCTGCCAAACGAGCGTTACGCCGAACAAATGAAAGAGCTGAACGGCTTGCTTTCTGAAAGCGTTATTGGCCAGGACACATTCAATCGAAAGCAGGCTGAATACAAAGCTACCCTTGATGAATCCCTGGGCGTGACAGACTTACACCAGGAAGCCTTGCGCATTCTCGCTGAGCAAATGGACCCGCTCGATGCTCAGTTGCAAGCGCTGGCAGATGATCAGTTATTATTAAATAAGGCTTGGCTCGAAGGTCAAATATCTGCCGATCAATTGGCGTTGGGTGTGGCGTCCATCGATCAGAAAATGGTCGAATTGGGGGACGGGGTAGAAGAGGTGGCCAGCGATATGTCCGTTTTCGCAGACCAGGCCGCGCGAAACATGCAGGACTCATTCAGTGATTTCCTGTTTGACCCCTTCGAAGACGGTCTGAGTGGTCTGGCGGATAACTTCGCTAAAACCCTTCAGCGCATGGCGGCTGACGCTGCGTCTGCAAAACTGTTCGAGCAGTTGGGGGTAGAAAACTTCCTGAGTGGTGGCAGTAGTGGCGAGGCGGGCGGTATTGGCAAGGCGCTTGATTTCTTCGGTGGTTTTTTTGCTGAAGGTGGCAGGCCCGACCCTTACAAAGCGTCAATCGTTGGTGAGGCTGGCCCTGAGATGTTTATACCTGACGGTATTAGCGGCCAAATAGTGCCTTACCACGAGCTCATCAGCGGTGGCGGTGGTGGCCGTGAGGTCACGGTCAATCAATCTATTCAAGTGTCCGGCACGCCGGATAACCGCAGCGCTATGCAAATGGCGCAGGAAACGGGCGCGGCCATGCGCCGTGCGCAACGCCTTAGTGGCTAATTCCACAGCTAATCCCGCAGGGCTAATCCCACAAGTTCTTATTTAGGAAAAAAGTGATGGCATTCAACGAGTCCAGGTTGTTGGACAAGGTAGCCTATGGCTCGGATTTTGGTTACGAATACCGCACCCGCGTTAAAAGTCTGCGCTCTGGCCATGAGCGTCGCAATGCCGACTGGGCCCGTGCGCGCGGGCGATACCGGGTGCTGTATAAAAATGTGCAGGAAGTTGATCACGCGCTGGTGATTGCCGCCCACCATGCCTGCATGGGTATGCTCGATGGTTTCCGGCTCAAAGACTGGACAGATTTCACGGCTACCGATGAGCCGCTGGGTACCGGCACCGGTGTGGCTCAGGTTGTTCAGTTAATTAAGACTTATACCTTTGGTTCGCTCACCACCACGCGGGATATTTATAAGCCGGTGGCGGGCGAGGTGACGGTTTTGGTGGACGGCGTACCCGACCCTGGGGCAGTAGTCGATACCGCCACGGGCATCGTGACGCTTACCGCCACCAACGGCGCGGTAATCACTTGGAGCGGTGAGTTTGATACCCCGGTGCGCTTCGATAGTGATCAACTGTCGTTTAGCTCAAACAGTCGCAATGCGGCCGGTTTAATACTAAACGCCGATGTACCGCTCGTAGAGATCCGCGTGTGAGGTTTATTCCGCCCGCTATTCAGACAAAGCTCGATTCTGGTGTTACGACGATGTGCCGCCTGCTAAAAATCACCCTGCAAAACGGCACCATTACCGGTATGGCAACGCTGGATCGAGGCGTGGTTTACCAAACCATTACTTATTCAGCTATCGACGGTTTTGATTCGTCAATTATTGCTAGCGATTCGAGTTTTGGCGTCGATAACGCTGAAGGTTACGGGTTGATATCTGGCTCGCTGCTAGGCATTACCGAGGCCATGGTGAAGCGTGGGGAGTTAGAAGGTGGCGAGTGGGAAATGCTGCTGGTTGACTATAAGGACTTAGCCGCCGGGCATGTAACGCTCGATGCTGGTGATCTTGGCGAAATCCGCCTAGTGGATGGCCAGGTGTTTATGCCTGAGCTACTGAGTTATGCCATGCGCCTGCGGCAAACCATTGGCCATGTCGATAGCCGCACTTGCCGGGCTATTTTTGGTAACCCTGATATCGAAACCCAACTTGGCTGCGGCGTTGATATTTCCGGCTTGTGGGTGGGCGGCACGGTATCGGGTGTTGATACAGAAGAACCCAAGCGGGTGTTTGTGGCGGATGTGTCGCAAGCGCCGCCGGCCCGGCTTGAGTGGCTGACAGGTGACA